TATGTATTCATTTAAACAACCTGAAATTCTTTATGAAGAAACGCAAGATGGCGTGAGTAACGGAATTCCGTTTATGCAAATTGATAAAGCAGATGGTGTTCCATCTGCACTTTTCATAGGTTCTGCACATGATTCTGAAGAAAAAAACGAAGAAGGGGAGACAATTGTTGATCTAGTTATGCACATGTATATTAACGCTTCATCAATATCAAACATTCTTTCTCCAGAAGAATATGAAAAACTTAGAGTAGGTCTAGGTTTTAAACCTACAGAAGAGCTCGAAAGCTAAGAGGAAAATAATATATGTATAATGTAGGAGACATCGTCTATTCAACTATACCTGAATCTGGAAAAATTGTCCCGTTAAAAATAATCGAGATTATTACAGTTAAAAATTTAGAAGAAGAAAAAACTGAGTACAAAGTAACATTGCCTACTAAGACTTTTAAGAAGTTAAGTTTGTCAAAGTTTAAGCGAGTTTTTGAGTCTATTGATGAAATTAAAGATTACTTATTAGGCAATGCAAAAAATGCAATTGAAAGCATGGTTGATGAAGCTTTAGACTTAGAGGGAAAACACTTTCACGTAAAACAAAGAGAATTAGAAAATAAAAATAGTGAAAATTTTGAGTGTAAAAATGAGCCTGAGTATGTTAAAATAGATTTAGGCGACGGACAGGTCGGTAAAATTAAACCTGATTTTATACATAAGGAAATTCATGACACAACAACAAAAGAAAGTTCTGATTCTTGACGGGTATAACTTGTTATATCGTGCACGTTATAGTGGAATGAACAAAGGTGACTTTTCAACAATCTTTAACTTCTTTAGAAGTCTAAGGCCTTTAATTGAAAAGTTCAACCCAGATACAGCTTATTTTGTTTTAGAAGGCATGCCTAAGAAAAGGCTAGAGCTGTTATCTGAATATAAAGGGCAGAGAGAATATCATAATAAAGATAATTTTTCTCAACAAAGACGAGACATAATTGAAATCTTGTGGGAGTTTTTTCCGATTAGTCTTGTAAAACATCCAGACTATGAGTGTGACGATGTTGCTGCGCATTTAGCTAAAGAGCATGATGATGGAAATACTGAAGTTACTATTGTATCATCAGACACAGACTTTATGCAATTAATTTCAGATACAGTCAAAGTATATAATCCTGTCAAGAAAGATTATGTAGAAGGTACTGAGTATGACTATGTCATGTGGAAAGCACTTAGAGGAGATGCTGCAGATAATATCGAAGGATTCGCTGGTATTGGTGACAAAAGAGCTAAGGCAATCGTAGAAAACGAAGAAAAGCTTGAAGACTTTCTTAATAAAGATGATAACAGAACAAAGTTTGAAATGAATCTTAATCTTATTTCTTTTCATGATCTTGTAGAAGACAATGAAGTAGAAAATATCAAGTTTTTTCAAACGCCTTTTGCGCCAAAGTGGGATAATCTTAAACAATTATTTAAAGACAAATATAATTTTAATTCAATGGTTAAGACAGACAAAAGCTGGAATAACTATATTAATACTTTCGATAAACTTTTTAGGAGTCTATAATGTCAACAGAGAGAATTTTAGAGAATGCACATTTACAAAAACTAAGGGAGACAAATGTTATCACCTCAGACGAGGTAGCTATTCAAGCAGGTGACCTTTATTTTGCCAAAAATGTTTTAACAAATGAGAAACGAATGATTTCAATTCCTACAGATGTGTTTACATCTAATGAATCAACAAACCGACCTACAGGAAGTCAACTCCTAAAAGGATAATAAATGAGCGATGAAATTTATTTTGATGCACATGCGCAAGCATTGCTTAAATCTGGCGTAAAAAAACTATCTGATGCAGTATCAATTACAATGGGCCCTCGCGGAAAGCTTGTTTTAATTGAGAAGCATAATGAACCGCCGCATCTTACAAAAGATGGAGCAACTGTAGCAAAGCATATTAATTTGTCAAACAGAGTCGAGGCATTAGGTGCCAAGCTTTTAAGACAAGCTAGCGAAAATACAGCAACAGTTGCAGGTGATGGTAGCACCACGTCTACAGTATTAGCAAAAGAAATTTACTTTAGCGCTTCAAAGGCTTTACAAACAGGTGTAGGATCACCTTCAGAGCTTACAGTTGAAATGTCTAATAAAGTAAATGAGATTATTGACTTTCTTTCAACTAAAAAGAAAGAGGTCTCATCTAACGATGAAATTAAACAGGTTGCATGCATTTCAGCAAATGGTGATGAGTATATCGGTAATTTAATTGCTAATGCAATGTCTGAGGTTGGTTCTTCAGGCTTGGTTACAGTTGAAAAGTCTAAGACAACGCAAACTGAGCTTAAGTTAGTAAGAGGTGTAAAGATTGAAAGAGGTTATATCTCTCCTTATTTTGTTAATCAAGAGGATAAGTCTAAGTGCACTTTAGAAGATCCTATTGTTTTAATTTTATCATGCAAACTTAACTCGCTACAGCAAATTCTTCCTGTTTTAGAAAAAGCACACCAAGGAAACAAACCTGTATTTATTGTTGCAAATGATTATGATCAAGAGGCAATTCAAGCTTTGATTGCAAACGTTTCAAAAGGACTGTTAAATATTTGTGCAATTAGATCTCCTTTTTACGGCGAAAAAAGAAACCAAGTCCTTTCAGACCTCGCAAAAGCTTTGGATACAAAAGTAATCTATGATTTAGATGAAAAAGAAATTGATCGTCTTGGATTCTCAGATCTAGGTGAGTGTAAGAAAATTGAAGTAACAAATGACACTACAATTTTTGTTGAGTGTTCTTCGACGCAAGACAACAAAGAAGTGACAGACGACATTGAAAAGCAATTAGATAATAAGCAACTTTCTAAAGAAGAAGAAGCTTATTTGAAGCAGAGACTAGTTATTAATAAAGGTGTTGTAGCTGTATTATCAATTGGTGCAAATACAGAGTCAGAATTGTTAGAGCTTGTAGACAGGATTGATGATGCTTTACATGCAACTAAAGCTGCAATTGAAAGTGGCTTCTTGCCAGGCGGAGGTGTAGCATTAGCAAAGGCTGGACTTAAGCTTCAAGAAGACTCCTTACAAGAAGAGTCTTTGCTGACAAAAACTGTCTGTAAAGTCTTAGCTGATGCATGTATGTCGCCACTTAGAAAGATTCTACAAAACGCAGACCTTTCAGTTGACTATATTTTTGAGATGATTAAAAAAGAGTCAGACTGGTATTATGGCTTTGATGTAAGAAACGAAGTTTATGTAGACATGATTGAGAAAGGAATTATCGACCCTTTCAAAGTTACAACAACTGCACTTGAAAATGCTGTAAGCGTTGCAAACAGTTTAATCTCAGTCGGGTGTGTAGTTTTACAAGAACAAGACTACGGTAATCAAATGCAACTAGTTCAGTTATCAGATGATATGTATTAATATATAACACAGAAAGGGTCTCCAGATGAAAGATCTCTTGTTGGATATGGTAATATACGAAAATCTAAAGAAAGTAGAAACAGAATCAAATTCAAGATTTGAACAACTTCAATTAGAAATACCTGAATATGACTATTATGTAGCTGATAATATTGATAAAAAAGAAGAAGAGCCTAAAAGAGTTATTGAGATTGAACTTTAAGGTGTACATTTAAATTTCCACATGGTATAATATTAAAAAATACCAAAAGGATATATTAGAAACATGTCGTTTCAAAACAGCGTTTATAGCAAAATTATTAAAAACAATCCACTTTTAACACATAAACAAGAAATAGAGCTTTCTAGAAAAGCTAAGAACGGCGATTTAAAGGCACGCCAAAAACTAATTGAGTCTAATTTTAGGCTAGTTATCTCTATTGCACGTAAATATCACAGGTCAAACTTTGATTTAGACGATCTTATTCAGGAAAGCAGCACAGGTCTTGTTAAAGCTGTTGATCGCTTTGACCCAGAAAAAGGTTATAAGTTTAGCACGTATGCTTGCTGGTGGATTAAACAAGCTGCATTGTCTTATATTAACGAGCAAGCAGGAAGCTTTAAAGTTCCGACGCACTCTAGAATGCTTAATTCAAAAATTAACACGCTAGTAAGTAAATATGAGCATGATCACGGTCGAAAGCCTTCACAAAAAGAGATAGCTGACTCTTTAGGCGAAAATGTTAAAAAAATCAAATATACAATTGAGGCTAACAAGCCTTCAACTTCATTTGACAAAGACGTAGATGCTGATGATAAAAAGCTTTCGCTTAAAGAAAAAATTGAGGACACAAGTTATCTTGCAAATCCAGAACAATTTATGGAACATCAAGAGATGATGTCTATTATTCGAAAAAGTCTTAAGTGTTTGTCGCCTAAAGAAGAAAAAATTATTAGATTAAGGTTTGGAATCGGGGAAGAAGAAGACAATGTCGATGAATTTCCTATTACACCTGAAATGGAGGAGTACTTAAATGGCTAAAAATAAAACTAAGAAATATGTAACAGTAGGTAATGACCATAAAGGTTTAGATTATAGAAGCATTGCAGAGATCATGACAAATGATGGTCATAAAATGAATCACTCTTCAGTTAGGAATTATATTGTTAGAAGTTTTACTAAGGTCGCAGAAAGTCTTTCTTCTAGTTACGGTATGAATTACACAGCTGAAGAGATTGATAAAATTGCAAAGTCACCTGATTTCCAGCATGCTTTAATTGATGTAATGAAAAGAGAATGGAAAGATGAGTAAAAAAATAAACTATCAACTTTTTAGACAACGAAAAAATTTCGACCCTACAGTACTTTTTAAAAGTAATATGTCTTTGTCTTACAAAGACTTTTGTAGTTTCTTTGAAAGCAGAAATGTTGAGCCTCCTAGTAAAGAATATTATGAAAGAGTTAAAATCTTTTGTAATGATCAAGAAGATAAAACTACAACATTAACTCAATTAGACGTAAAAGAGCATGAAGAAGTAACAAAAACTTCAGAACCTGATTTAGTGCAAGAAGTTAAAGAAGAAATTGTAACAGTTATTGAAGCTCCTGTAGAAAAACCTAAAAGAGCTAGAAGAAAAAGAAAGAAAAAAGTTAATGACGAAGATAGTACACAATAGTTTTTATCCTGTTTACAGATACTTGATTGATAAAGTTAAAAGAAACAGAAAAGTTGAAAAAACGTTAGAAGATCAAAAAACAAATAACGAATCAAAGCAAGAATGATATTTATATCGTGAGGTATAAATATGACAAAACAAGATAAATTAAATTTAATTGCAGGAAAGTGCTTTAATAACTCTTCTTTGACAGACGAAGAGTGCGACTTACTCCATTCAATGAAAGTGTCAGACTTAATTGCGCAAGGCTATAGTTTAAACCAAGCAGAACACATGATGAAGTGTTGCAAAAGAAACATGTTAAGAAGACGTAGTCAATTCATCAAGCATGAGGAGTGTTAATTAAATGGACGACTTAATTCCAAAAGAGATAATGAGCTTTTTAGAAGACGATGATAGCCAAGAGCATTATAGTGAAAAGCCAGAAGAAGGAAGAAATCTAGACTACGGACATCAAAAGTCTGATTCACACGAAGGTAAAACAGCTAAACGTGCTCTTTTAACAATGGCAAAAGATTTATATCATTTATACATTACACTTAATGATTCTGATGATTTGCCTGAGTGGTGTCATTATAAGCTTGCTACTAGTAGAAAAGATTTAGGCGATGTAACAGACTATATTACGTCAAAAATTCTTAAACACTGCATGGACAACGAATTAGATCAAAGTGATATTCAAGAAGCAATTAAAAAGTCAGTTTGCAATAGCCTTAATGAAAGTATTCTTGACAAGCTATTTAAAAAAAACCTAATCAGCTAGACTCAAATTCTTCTATAAAATCGAGTGGAAATGTTACTCAACCTTTGTCTTCTGAAGATATTGCAAGCATAAAAAAGGATTCTCTCGAACGCAATTTAGTATACAAGGTTTTTGACGATATAAGAAAAATTAAAATTGTACTACAAAATGTTGATGAAAACGAAATAAAATATTTTGATGGGAATATAAAGTCAGAATTTCTATCACATGATTCTATAGTAAAAAAATATGCACAGAATTTATTTACTAGCATTTTACAAAAAAATGGTTATATTGATGCTTTAGATAATTTAGTTGCTGTATTGACAAATCCTAGATTGTTTAGAGAGTCATTAGAGATTAGAGATACAAAGTTTAAATTAGCAGTTGGAGATGCAGGTGCGTTATATAGAACTGATAATGCTAGAAGATTTAATCGACTGACACAACAAGAAATGAATAGTGCTGTAAAGGAATTTGTCGAGCTTGCGGAAGAAGTCTTAAGCTTAAAAAGAAAAGAAAT